CTTTACCAGCCAAAATACGTAAACACTTCAAAAACGACCCTGCAGCCCTCCTGGAGGCCTTAGAGGATCAATCACGCAAACAAGAACTTATAGATATTGGGGTATTGCAATCTAGCACAGACGAACTAGTGAAGGATTCTTCACAATCAACCAAAAAAGAGGCCTCTTCAGCGAAAGCTGAAGGGCAGGCACCATAATGACCCGCTTGTCCCTTATGGTGCCCACTGACACCGAAAATCAGAATCCCTTCCTAATGGAATCCCAAGCTAGACGAACTATAATGCGTTTGATGGTATCTACCTGCCTATCACTCGCACTATTCTGTTCAACTATAGACTCGAGAAAATCACGCTCCCAATCGGTTAATTTAACAACCTCTAAAGGGCGTTCACTTAAAAGCTGCTTAGCAGCAATCTTAAACACTGGCATTTTATCTGTCTTGTTCATAAGACCTACCTTTCACAAATCCGTGAAGGTAGGCTTGTGAACTGGAGTAACGAAGCTGACTGGAGGGTCACACAATGAGACGAAAAAAAATGTCCCGCGGCAAAAGCCGCCGGTACTTCAAAAAAACAAGTCGAAGTAAAAAAATAAATTACAAACGGCCAGTATCACGCGGCGGTATCAGATTATAAAAATTCGCGAAAAATAAATAAAAAAAAAATAAAACAAAAAATAAAACAAAAAATAAATAAAACCCGCGAAATTAACAATAAACCCCGACGCAAAAGGCCGTAAAACAATAATGAAAGGAAGATTCGTGACAACAGGATGTTGGCGAGAATCTGTTACCCTATGTGTGACAAACCAGTCAAAATATGGCGAGTTACGAACCTCAAAAATGCCGAAGTAAAAGTGCTGCACAGGCAGCCCCAGGAAACGCCCAAAACACTAGTACAAGAATTAAACCGAAAATGTGGATACTGCATACTATGTCGATTAGAACTATCACGCGAGTGGACAATAAGGCAGGAATGCGAAGCCCAAACGCATACACACAATAGCTTTCTCACACTCACCTACAGGGATGAGTGTTTACCAATCGGTGGCAGTGTACAAATGAGCGATATGAGCTCATTTATGAAGCGCTTAAGAAAGCGCGTCTATGACGACTGGAAACTTAGGGCAAGGACAATACCAAAAGCAAAAGCAAAAGCACAATTATCAGTAGGAATTAAAAAAGAGCGAGCAAATCAGCGTCTTGCATCATTACTCGCTCAGGCTGAAAGGAAGCCATATCTATATGACTATAACACAAATGAAGCTCCCAGGATTTCTTTCTATGGAGTTGGCGAATACGGTGAGCAAGGAGGCAGACCCCATTACCATATTTGTCTCTTCGGTCTTAGCTATTCCGATATGTCGCGAGGCGCTGGTGAACAGCACGAAACAATGTCTTACTATAATGAAGAACTCGAAGACTGTTGGAAAGCAGGCATCGCAGTCGTATCTCACTTTTCCTCAAAAACAGCGGCGTACGTCGCGCGCTACGTTACGAAAAAAGTTATTAAACACGGTGTATATGGAGGCCGAGAAGACGAGGCTACAATCAATGAATACGGAGAACTAATGCCAATAGAACCAGAACGAACACTAATGTCAAAAAGACCAGCAATAGGAATACGCTGGTTAAACGAATACAAATGCGACATCGTCGATGGAACACTCACATCAACAACAGGTCTAATGATGAACGTACCCAGAACATTCATGAGATATCTCAAAAAAAATGATGAAGAATTCTTTACAAAATTATCTTTGCAACAAGAGGAAAAATTTCTTGAGAAATTTGAAAAATTAAAGAAAGATGGACACATCAATCCAGAAATAGAACTTCTGAATCGCAACAAAGCCCGCGCAGTGGCTGTTACAAAACGACTGAAAGGACAGTACGAAAATGAAAATCTATAGCGTGTACGATCGTAAATCTAAATCATACAAACAACCCATGACAATTCCCCTAGCAGGCGAAGCTCTCAGAGGCTTTATCGACTGCTGCACAGATGGAAAACACATGTTCTCAAAATGGCCTCATGACTTTGACCTCTACCAAGTCGGTTCCTTTGACGATCTCACAGGCAAAATTGACCCATGTAATATTCTTCTTGCAAACGGAGGAGACTTCGAGAAACCTAATAACGTAGTCAATCTAGAAAAAGGAACAGCATAATGGCAAACCGCGCTAAAGGTAAACGTACACAGTATGATTTCTCCGTCGTTCCCGACGTAAAAATTCCACGGTCTACATTTAATCGTTCCCACGAAATAAAAACTACCTTCAACGCGGGGTACCTTGTGCCAATCCTAGTAGACGAAATTCTACCTGGAGACACTTTCCGAATGTCGGCTAGCCTCTTCTCGAGGCTAGCCACACCGGTAGTCCCAGTAATGGACAACCTAGTACTCGACTTCTTTGCATTCTTCGTTCCTAACAGACTTACATGGACTAACTGGGAACGCTTTAATGGAGCCCAAGATGACCCAGATGATTCTACCAGCTTTCTTGTTCCTACTATCGACTTTGGTACTACTGCGATTGTCGAAAATACCCTCTCAGATTACTTTGGCCTTCCTCTTGGCTGTGATACTGACAACTCTGGCTTGGAGCCTATCGCTCTCCCGTATCGTGCTTATAATAAAATCTATAATGATTGGTTCCGCGATCAGAATTTAATCAACTCAGTGGTGGTTAATCTAGACGATGGTCCAGATGATATTACAGATTATACACTCTTAAAACGCGCAAAAAGACGCGATTACTTTACATCAGCACTCCCAGACCCACAAAAAGGTCCTTCAGTACTTTTACCTCTTGGAACTTCAGCAGAAGTGTTCAGAACAGACTCAGCCTACAAATGGCGAATGTTTACAGAATCAACAAACACTGCACCAGGAAACGCTCAGGTCGATGCACTTTCGGGCTCTCCAGCAGTAGCATCATCCCCACAATCATTTGACCCATGGGATGGAAACGCTTTACATGCATCAGGCTTATATGCAGACTTATCAACAGCAACAGCAGCATCAATTAACGAACTCAGACAAGCATTCCAAATCCAAAAACTCTACGAACGAGACGCTCGAGGCGGTACTCGTTACACAGAAATTCTAAATGCACACTTTGGCGTAACATCACCGGACTTTAGACTTCAGAGAGCTGAACTTCTCTCTACCTCTTCCATTCGCATGAATGTAACGCCAGTTCCCCAGACTGGTGAAACTGCAACAACCCCACAAGGAAACTTAGCAGGTTATGGAGTCACTTCTGGAAGCGCTGGATTCAGCCATTCGTTTGTTGAGCATGGTATTCTTATATGTCTTATATCCGCGAGAGCAGACCTCAACTATCAACAAGGTCTTAATAAAATGTGGAGTAGGCAGACTCGTTTCGATTACTATTGGCCTGCTCTTTCTCACCTGGGCGAACAAGCTGTTTTAGGTCAGGAGATCTACTTTGACACAGCAGGAACCGGCAACTCTACAGTCTTTGGATACCAAGAACGCTATGCAGAATATCGTTACAAACCAGGACAAATCACCGGCACTTTCCGCTCAACAGCTGCAACTCCTATTGACCAATGGCATCTAGCACAAGAATTTGGTTCTCGACCAACACTCAACCAAGCATTCATTGAAGAAAATCCACCAATGACTCGAATCAAGGCGGTTACATCTGAACCTGATTTCTTACTCAATGGCTATTTCAATTACAATTGTACTCGTCCTATGCCTGTGTATAGTGTTCCTGGCTTAATCGATCACTTCTAAGGAGGCTTATGTACTACATACTAGGCTTTCACATATTCAGAGCAGGCTTTGCCTCAATTATTGATGTACTATTAGGCGGCGCAATATCAGGTATGCAACAAAATGCCGCAGCAGACAAAGCAAATGCATTCAATGCAGCTCAAGCTCAAGAGAATAGGAACTTTCAAGGTGGCGAAGCAGAAAGAAACCGAGTTTTCCAAGAACGAATGTCTTCAACAGCTCATCAACGAGAGGTAGCAGACTTACGAGCCGCTGGCCTTAATCCTATGTTATCAGCAATGGGTGGTTCTGGAGCATCTTCCCCAGGCGGCTCAGCAGGTGCAGGCTCATCAGCATCAGCCGCAGGTGTTCCCGATCAAACTCAACTAGGCCAAGCAGTTGGTCGTGCAACTAGCTCAGCCTTGGATGTATTAACCACGAAAAAAACATTGGATAAAATGGATGCAGATATCGAAAATATTGAAGCTAATACTTCTAAAAACCGCCAGGACGCTGCTACTTCCAGCGCTAATGAAGAAGCTACAAGAGCTGCTACGAAAATAGCTCAAACAATTGCTCCTTCACAAATATCTACAGCTCAATCAGCAGCAAATCTTAAAAAAATTGAAAATGAATATGAAGACCAACTGTATAAATCAGGTACAGGTGGCTTTATGAACTTTCTTAAAAAAATTGGCGATTCCGTAGGAAGCGTCGCAAAACCATTGAGGAAATAAAATGAAAATCAGAAACAGTTACCACAGAATCGCAGAAAAATTAAACAATCCAACCCCAGAAAAACAAGCAAAACAAGCTTTCAAAAAAGAAGCAGATATTAACGTTCTCATGGAACGGTACGAAAAAACAGGATTACTACCTCAACGCAATGGCAAACCAGCAATCTACGCCGATGTCTCAGGTGTTACCGATTATCTTAGCTCTATACAGCGTGTACAAGCCGCACACGAGCAATTCGACTCTTTACCAGCCAAAATACGTAAACACTTCAAAAACGACCCTGCAGCCCTCCTGGAGGCCTTAGAGGATCAATCACGCAAACAAGAACTTATAGATATTGGGGTATTGCAATCTAGCACAGA